GTTTCAACTTCTTTGTTTTTTTCCTCAGCTTCTTTTGTTTTGTTCTCTAACTCAACAATATATTGCTCAGGAGTCATTCCCACTGGAATTGGCATTTTTTGCTCGCTTATTTATTTTAGATTTGTTACTTAAATTCTCGCTTACAGAATTTTTACTTTTTAACTTTACTTTTAACTTCTTCTTTATTTTCGCTTTCGTTCTTTGCCTTCAATTCGTTGATTTGTTTTTGTAATCCTTCAATCTTCGATTCTAACACAGATTTTGTATTGAATATCTGATTGTCAAACTTCTTTTCAAGATTTTGAATTGTTTGCAAATACGCTTTCATTGTTAATTCCATACTTCCTCTATTTTGTTTTTACTAATACATTTATTTCCACCAAATCACACATACAATTGTCATGACATTGTGTAGCTCCAGAACCCGGCAATCCTTGACCTTTCCAATCGTTCCACGTCTTTGTCTCACCTGCACGGTCAAGACAACCCGCACAATGTTTCGCACCGGGATTTGTTACCCATTCGTATTTTGTGTTATCATCAAAAGTTGACCAAACGGTGTATTGAGAAACGGATTTAAGAAGATTCCAAAGCTCATCACTTTCTTTCTTTTCAAGTTTTGACATTGTGCCGTTTTTTGTCATCAGTTCATTGAAAAGGTCTTTTACAATCGCATCTTCACTTAACCCCAAATCAACTAATGAATTTATTCTTGCTTGAACGCCCCCTAAAAAATCAATACGGTCAAATAAAACAGATTCAAAAAACAGTTTCATTCGGGTGTTTATAAAGTCTTCTAAAAAGTTTTTATTTATTTCGGGCATTCATTATCATTTTTGATAGTTCTTTTTCTATATTTTGTCTTGCTATGCCAACAGCTTCTTTTTGCATAAAATTAAAAGTGTTGTTAGCTTCTTTTCCGTTTACTCCAAAAAACGCCGCACCTGCATTACTTGAGCTTCGCCATCCCGTGCTGTATTTCCCATTCAGTTGATACATTGCAATATCTGAGTAGGTTAACATTCCATTCTTTCCGGTGTAACTCGCTTTAGGGCTTTTCATGTTCTTGCCCTTTGCTTTTTTAGTCTCGTAACCTTTTCGTTTCTGAGCGATTTTTGTCAACTTGTGAACCTTCGGCGATATAAAGAACGTTACTCCGTTGCCAGACACCTTGTATTCAAAAGCGTGTCTTCTAAAATCACCAGTTGCAATCATTCTTTTTTCGGCGTTTCCAGAAATACCACCACCGGCACGTTTTTTACTGTTGATAGTTCCGATTTTTAATTTCGGAAAAGGGCTTCCATCTACATTCGTCTGATTCTGTATTCTTTGTTGCTGTAATCTATTAACTCGTTCCGCCGTGCTTGACAATAACGCTTTTAGTTGCGACGATGTTAATATTTCAAACCCCATTTATTCTCTTTTTCCCTACGTTTATTGCTTTTGTTATTTCCGGCTGTAATACTTTTTCGGGATCATATTGTTTATTGTAATCACCGAATATTTTTAATGTTATCTCTTTACGCCTTTCGATACTTAATTCTCTGAAATCTTCGTTATTATATTTTAGTTCAATTAAAGTATTCACTACTTTTTCAAGCGTCTTTTTATTGAAGTTCGGAACCATGCCCGTGAAGTCTTTCGCCCGCCAGTATTTAACGAAGTCAGATTGAGTCATTCTAAAATATCGTCTTTAAAGTTATTGTCATCCTCTTCGTTTTCTTCTGTTTCGCTCGCATCAAAATCATTTAGAATTGCAAAACTTGAAATAACGGCATCTAATGCTTCGGATTCTATTTTGTCGAAGTCAACCATTTTGATAACTGTTTTATTGTCAACTTTTTTATAAGAAACTATCTTATCGACATTTATTCTTACCCCGTCAATTTGAATCCATTGCATCATTTTTTCTCCAACAAAGCTGAAATATTCTTTTCCTGTGTTTCTAACTCTCTATATTTTAAAGCGTAATAACTCGCAATCCTTATACCGAAATCATATTCACTTTCACGTTTCAAATACTCTTTCAAACTTATTACCGGACATTCGACAAACCCTATTATTTGTTTCCACCAATAATTGTAAGCATCAAAGTACAGTTTCTTTTCGTCTGCTATTTCAATCAAAGCGGTTTTAATCGCTCTTTTGGTTGCAGTATTTAGTTTGTTTTTCATCCTATTGTTTTATATTGATTCAAAGAATACTTAGGCTCACCTTTAATAACTATTCCGAGACTGTTGAATTTATTCCCTTGCTTGTCTACGTCGTGCCATCTCTTTTCGAGTTCATCAAATTTCATGTATGACCTACCTTCGTCTGAGGGGTCTTCAAGAATGAAACCAGAATCATCATATCCAACGACAACTACATAATGACCGTCTTCATAATCATCCGTATAATCAAAAGCCGTATCGGTATCGCCGTGCCATGCCTGAATGTCAAGAATAACAGGATATTTTTGATCTATGAATTGTTTCACTTCGTCGATTGTCATTTCGCGGGATTCAACTTCGTAACCGTGTGCTATTGCAACTTTTTCTATTTCGGCGGGTTCGGTTCCCCAGTCTGGGTCGGTTCCGAGTTCGGTTGCTAAATCGCTTTCAATAGCATCCTCGCCGTAATACTGAAAAACACCCTGCAAAGACGAAGCACCGCACGTGAAATCATAATTTTGTCTTAAGTCGGGAAAAGAAAGAACATTGTCAGAACCTTTACCGCCTTGAGCAGCCGCCGTTTGCGTGTTTTCGCTTTGACCGTCAACACTTACGCTTATCCTTCCGGCTCCGTTTAATCTTTTGTTCTCCTCATATATTGCTTCCGCCTCTTCTCTTGTTAGGTCGGGATTGTTTTCCATTATATAATCAACAGGAGACTTTAAATTATATTTTATATCGGAATCCCTTTCCTTTGTAATTTCATCGGCAGTTTTTGGGAATGTAACTTCGGGATAATCTATTTTTAATTTGCTTTCAGAGTTTAATTTTGCAACGCCATCAACATCCATAATCTGTTTTGCCATTTCAAAAAAACCTTCTTCAAATTCTCTCAGATAGGGGATATGCTCTTGTCTCGCGGCGATTGTTTCGGTCTCTTCCATTTGTTTCGCATAACCAGATTGAGCGGCTTGCTGCATCTGATAGGCGTTTTTGCTTATGCCTAAATCGTTCAGAAGCATATTCCGTCTCCAATCAACAATCGCCTGAATCTCGGTTAGGTTTGTTTCCGGATTTGCAAAATAGAATTTTGCTTCTTGATTATTTTTGTTGAAAAGTTTTAAGGCGTTAATCGGACTAAATCTAATTTTTGGAAGAGGGGTCAATCTGCGAACTTTGGTTTTCTTTACACCGTCAATTTGATATTCGTAAGTTTCGTAATTTACCTCTTCAAGGTCATTTTCGCCAGCATCAAAATCGACATTTTCAAAAACAGGTATACCGCCAATCAAACTTGGCGTTGTTCTTGATAACCAGAAACTTATTATACAAAGGTCATAAACCTGATCGACAATATAATCCATCGGATAGCCCCAGAAATTCATTACCTCTCTATCAAATCTTATTATTTTTGCGGGTATGAATCCGTAAGGATTTTTAAAGTTATTCTTTTTACCGTTTAACTCTATCTCTTCTTTATCACCGTTTGCCTTTAATTTATAATGTTCATCTTTTGTCCAGATAATTGCGAACGTTTCAACTTTTCCGGTATCTGGGTCAGGAACAGTATATTTGATTGCAAGCCGAAACATATTCATAGGGTTGTTGGGGTCGGCGTCAACTTGAATTTGATAAGGATAAAGGATGTCGGCATACAATTCGTCTTTGCCTAACTCGTTTTTTCTAATAGTAGGTTTTACGATTAAGGTCTTATAAAGATAACCTAATTTATGAACCTCTTTCATCGTAGAATTAAAATGATTCGAGTTTAAAAAATTGGAATAAATTTTAAGTTGGTCGGGGTTCTCTTTTTCGCCTAAAATTATTTTTCGTTTTGGCTCTTGAGAATAAACACTACAAAGATTTGATAAGGCTTTGGGGACGGGGTTAATTATACTTAGTGCAATAAACTCTTTTATTGTTTCGACACTATAAACTCCGCTCTGAATCATTCTGTCGATAATATCGGCTTTGATTTTACTAAAATCATTCTTGTATAAATTATAAAGAATTTCGGCGTTTTCGGCTCTAATGTCTTCACATTGATTTATGTTTTCTTGATATGTCTGATCCAGCATATGCCGGACTTTGCTTTCAAATAAATCCATTAAAAAGTTCCTGATTTTATTTTGTCGAGACCGAAATCGTAATTAGCCATATACCCGCAACCATCGCAAGCGTGTGTTCTGTCTTTGTCTCTCTTGTCAAGATCAATTCCGTTTGCACTCCAAACGACTTGTCTATGATCGTCTATTGCATACCTACAATTAGGTGTGAAATACCATTTTTTATGAGATAGTAAACCGTTCTGAGCTTCAACCCTTGCCTTAACACGAGGATTTACTTTTAATTTTGTATCGTAACCGGGATAATTCTTAAAATTATTCTCAATAATAATCCAATCGGTCAAACTCGTTTGGGTTGTTCTTTGAAATGTCGAAGTGTAATCGCCGTAAAATATCAGTTTCGGGAATGCGGGTTTTTTGCTTAACCAGTCATTTAGTTTATCGCACATATACTGAGTATTTGCATTATACATCACGATCTCATCGAAGGTAAATATTTTTCCATCTCTGTATTGATGTATATTCCAGATACAAGGATTAATATTAAAATCACATGAAATTCTTAGGGGCAAGTTGCGATCAAATTGATAGAAAGGAATAATCAAATCTTCTGTAAAAGCATAAAACACTCTGCCGGAGGTTGTATTAAGAAATTCGCCATAAAGTTTTTCACGGAGCAAAAGGGGATCAAGAAAAGATTCAAGTCTATCAACATATCCATCGTCGGTGTTTAGCCGTATTTCGTCAAGACTACCGAGTATAACTCTGTATTTATTTTTACCAGTTTTACTATCAAGCGAAAACAATTCTTTGTGATAATGATTAAATCCTTCGGGGGTTCCGGTTAGAAACGTCTGCATTATCTTCGCTTTTTTATCGTTCATTCTTGTGAGAATTCTGCTAAAAACTTCTGGTTTGTATTGAGCGGGTTCATCACCCCACACCCATGAAGCTTCAACAGATTCAATTCTTTTTGGAGCGTCAGCAGAATAAAGATAAATTAGAGAGTTATTGAATTCGGGTATAGAAAAGATGTGATCCTGTTTGTGATAGTCAACATAAACACCGTAATAATCAAAAATATTTTGTATTGCAGGTCTTAAATATTTATTAACCATATCGTACGTCGGTTCAACAGCAACGCCGATAGTTTTTTCTTCTGAGCCATTCATCTTAGAAAGCCAGAAAGCTTTTTCGGAACCGCCCCAAGTTTTGCCACACCTATTCCCGCCGACCATTGCAATAAATTGACTTCTAAAATCGGAAATAAATTCAGTTTGTTGGGGTCTCGGATTTGACATCAGTATCAGTATTGTTAATAATATTTTCAGCATTTTTATTTTTTTGAAGTTCTATAAATTCTTTTAACCGTTCGTCTTGCTTCTTTTGTCCTTCATTTCTTTCGGGTGTTTCAGGAGGAGCATATTCTCTTAACTTTTCATCAATAAGTAAATTTGTTTTGTTTATTTCGTTTGCACACCTTAGAGCCTCACCGGCACTATTAAAACCAATTGCAAGTTTTTGTTTACCGTCTTCGTCTTTTTCAATAACCTTATTAAGTATTAAAGCAACCAAGCCTTTGTTTCTT